ATTTGCATCTACAGTTACTAGAACTTCTAAAACTTCAATGTCATCTCCATTACGCATTTGTACGATATATTTTGCAGATCTAAATGCTGATACCGCCCAAGAATCAACTACTGTTGCGCTTGTGCCAGAGATGCTGGTTGTAGCAGTTCCGATAAGTGCATCTGTTAGTGAGATATATCCAGCACCAACGCTTGCAAATGATGGGCTAGATGTTGTGCCGATGCTTTGTGGTAAAGAAAGAGTTATTGCACCAGTTGAAGCACTTGCAATAATCTGGTCGGCTGTGCCAGTAATTGAAAGAACACCAGTGTTATCAATTGTAATTGTATCTGATGTTGATGCTGCGGTTAATCCAATTCCAGATCCTGCAGTAAATGTAAGAGTGTCATCATTTTGATCTGCAACAATTGTTGTGGCTCCTACAACAACATTCTTGAAAATGTTTTGTGAAGAACCAAGATCTGTATTTGTGATTGTTAAAATATTTGATGTTCCTGCATATGAAGCACTGATTCCTGTACCGCCAGTTACTGCGTTACCAAATGCGTCTACTGCAGATTCAACATCTGATGTAAATGCTACTGTACCAGTTTCATCTTTAAATGTAATAGTACGATCTTCTGTTGGGCTTGTGAATGAAACTGTTGTTTCATACTCATTAGCAACACCTTCTACAACAAAACCTCCGTCTGATAAATATAATCCAGATACAGATGGGCTTGTTAAAGTTTTATTTGTTAGTGTTTGAGCAGTTGTAAGATCTGCTGTAATACCAGTATTAATGCTAAATGAGTTACCAGTTAAAGTTAAACCGTTACCTGCTTGATATGTACCAGCACCAGAGAACTGTTCAAATATAATTGGGCTTGTTCCAACAGTTGTTACTATTGCTGTTTGCACCCATCCTGTATTTGAATATGTGCTACCAGAAGTAACGAATGTAAAGTCTCCTGGTACAATTTCTGTTGGTGTATCAAAGTCTGTTGCACGAACTGCGGCACCAGATGCTTGAACTACATAGATACCGTTTTGTGAAGTTGTTGACTGTGATTTAACAAGAACACGGTCACCAGCAACAAGTGTTACGCCATCTACTGTATCTCCTGCTTCAAGAGCAGTTGAAAGATCTACGTTGCCAGTTGTTGCTACACGAGAAGCAGCATGTACGTTTAATCCTTGTGCAACTGCGTCAACATATTGTTTTGTTGCTGCTTCAAGATTATTTACTGGATCTGCATTAAGAGTAACAGTTCCTGGGAATGTTACCGCATTTGGAAGTGAAAGTGTTACTGCTCCTGTTGAAGTTGATGCAGTAATTTGATTTGCAGTTCCTGCAATACTTGAAACTCCACCTGATGCATTAAATGAAAGCGATCCTGCCTCATCATTATAAGTAATTGTAATATTTGTTTGTGTACCAGCGGCAATTGCTGCTGCTACTGCGTCTACAGAAGCCTCTGTAAAATCTGTAACATTTCCAGAAGTTACTGAAATTGTATTGCTTGTAGAACTAATTGTTTTATTAGTTAATGTTTGAGTACCGCTTGTTGTTGCTACAGTTGAGTCGATTGCAACTGTAACTGCTGAAGAACCATCATAAGATGTTCCAGACAAGCCTGTACCAATTGTCAAAGCATTTGGATTTACTGCAGTAATTGTTGCAGATCCACCTAGTGAAATTGCTGATCCGTTTACTGTAACAGATGAATTTGTTAAAGAAGTATTAGCAATGTTTGTTAGTGTGTTAGATGTACCAGAAATTGTTTTATTTGAAAGAGTTTGTGTACCAGTCTCTGTCACATATCCAGTTAGTGATGGGATATCAGAAGTAAGAGCGACTGTACCTGTTGCTGCAGGAAGTGTAAGTGTACCACTTGCTGTGTTTGCTGCAACAATTGTTGTATGTCCAGTTGTTCCTCCATTAATATTAAGTGAAGTATTAATAAATGGACCAGAAAGTGTAGGTGTATTTTGTAGAATTACTATGTTACCAGAACCAGAGTATGAAGAAATTCCATTTCCTTGAATCTGTAATACGTTTCCTGTTGCACCTGTATTAAATGTTTTATTTGTAAATGTATCTGTAGTATCTTTACCAACAAGAGTTGTTGTTGCATTTGGAAGTGTTACAGTTACATCTTGTGTTGGCTCTGTGACAAGGAGTGTTGTCTCAAAATCATCTGGGGTTGCACCCTCAAAAATAATTCTATCTGAAAATGTTGGTGTTGCAGATACAGCAGCATCAATTACACCTGTTGAATCATTATATGTAAATGTGATACCTGTTTGGGTACCGTTTGTAAACATCGCTGCAGTTGTATCTTGCAGGAATTCTGTGCTTGCCTCTGTTAAAACGTTAGAGCCATTAACGGTAGCAGATGATCCTTCTACTACCAGCCCGTTTTTAATTCGGAAGGCTTTGTCGACTGTAGCCATTCTTTACTCCTTATGGGTCATGCTTTCAAACCTGTACGGTAGTACCGCAAGGTCATCGGCGTTAGTGTTGGTGTCACCGTCATGCTAATTGTACCAGAATTTAAACTGGCAGTGATATTACCTACATTATTGCCAGTGTTAGCAACTGAGGCAAATTCTGTAATATTTTGATTAGTGCCATCAAAAACAAGGTTTATTTCAGTACTTCTATAAGAACTAGAACCAGCATGTGATAATTGAATCATATACTTTATAGTTCTCCAGATAGATGTATCTATTGTGTCAAATACTGTTGCTGATTCTATACCGTTGATTGTTACGGAGTTATTTCCGTCCCCTCCCAAAGAATCTGCACGGTATGAAGTAGTATCAATAAGATCTGCATAGTCCTGCCCATTAGGTCTATCGCCAGTCTCAAACTTTGATTTTAATTGATTTATGGGTAGGATTGCCATATTAGTGATTATATCATAAAATGTAGTTATTAAAACCTATGACTGCTATGCCAATTGGGGCGGGATTTGAAGGAGAATATCCACCAATATCAATTGTTTGAAATCTTACTCTAAATGGCATAACTGTTGCAACATCACATAAAACATTAGATAATGTTTCATATGCTGTATCACAACATTGGTCTGTAGAAATAATCTCAGATATAGGATTATCTATTGTATTGAATTGTACTATTGGCATTATTCAGTAACGCTATCAATCATTGTCATAGTACCCTGTGCTACCGTCCAAACTGAGGCGGGAGAGGTAGTTGACATTTGAATATCAAAGCGATCTCCTGTACTAAGCAATGCTGATTCTACAGCAGTTAAAGAAACTGTAAATTCTCCAGGACCATCATCTGGTGTTGCTCCAGGAGATAACTCTACAACTGGAACACTTGTATTAGGTGGAACAATATCCATTTCAATTGTCCACTCTGCAATATCTAATGGATTTTTATCATTATCTGTTACATAAACTCTAAATGAGGAACCTCTATATTGTGCCATTATGCTAACCCTGCTTTCATTGATCCCCATGTGCCGTTGCCTTTAAATGATCCTACAAGAATAGTTCCATTAAGATTTGCTTTTGAAACAACACCAACTACACCAGAGTTTGTTGTAGCAGTAATTGGCTGTGTTGCTGTTAGTCCACCACTTGAACCAACGTATAGTGTATCTCCAACGGTATATGTAGAAGTATCAACTCCAGTAAATACACCAGATATAACTACAACTCCGTCACTACCATTACCAATTGCAGATTGTGCTAATCCAATTACAGGAAATGTTGCTAAATTACTTGCTTGAGATTTTGTAACTTCTGGTTTTCCACTTGTAGAATTATATGAAGAAATATAAACAGGATCTGCTTTATTTATTGTTACACCGCTATCATTTGTAACTTCAATAGTGTGATATGGTAAACCAATTGTAGGTAAAATAACCTCAATACGCTCTGCTAATGACTGAATATCCCCAGCAACATCTACTGGATCAGAATTAACTGGATATGGTAAATCATAAATTGTGGTTTCGCCAGACGCCATAGTTATTATATTATAGCATCTCCAAACAGTTGACAAAATATATTTTTTTGTGTTATACTAGGTGTTAAGAACACCATAGTTTATGGTGTTTTTGCATTTTAGGAGGAAAACTTGACAAAACATAAAATGCTTGTGGGGATGTTCAGTACTGTGTTTGTATTAGTCTCTATTTTAGGGTCTATACCTTCTCATGCTGATCAAAACAATTTATCTAAACAGGGGCTGAATTTGCTTGCCACCCATCCGGTGGCTTTTCTGCTTTCTGAGGATAAAAATGAAAAAATACTAAACAAGTATGAAAATGCGACAAGTTTGACTGACAGCCAGTTGGTTGAATTACTTAAGGCAGTAGGGTTTGAAGGAAAGGCTTTAAGAACTGCTTGGGCAGTTGCTAAGGCTGAGTCCAACGGACGACCATTTGCCTTCAACGGAAACACCAAGACTGGAGATTCCTCTTATGGTATCTTTCAGATTAATATGCTTGGGGCTTTAGGTCCAGACAGACTGGATAAGTTTGATCTTGATTTAAATGCTGAATTATTTAGTCCAGTTGTAAGTGCTCAAATTGCATACCGCATGACAAAAGGCGGTATTGATTGGAGTTCCTGGTCATCTCATAATACAGGTGCCATAAACAAATGGCTAAATAAATTCCCTAATCAATAATTTGGGAAAATAAAAATACCCCCTGGAATAAAACCTAGGGGGTTATTTTTTTTATATTAATTATTCTGTTGGGGTTTGTTCCGTAGGCTCTTCAATTACTGGAGCAATAAAACTTATTCCATTATAAAACCAACCTATAGTAGCAGGGTTTTCATCTGTGTATTCTACACAAATTCTTCCTGTTACTAATTCTGCAATCTCTTGTGACTCAGCAATAATTACATTAGTAACTATTCCATCTTTAATTACAGCATAATTAGCCATTGATTTATTCCTTTTCTACAAATTTTCCATTAATATATTTAGCCCCTATCCAAGCAGGACTATTTTCTAAAGTCATTTTAATAAGCGTTCTACCATTTGCTTCTTTAAGTAAGTCTTCTTCAGATACATCTGGTGGAATAGCAGCAATAACTGTTTTGTTATCTATATCTAACATTGCCCACATTTTTAACTATATAGCAAGATTGCTCCTGCTCCTCCTGAAGCACCAGCACGTACTGCGGCTGCAATATTACTATTATTAAATGCTGTATTGCCACTGCTTGCACCACCAGCGCCTCCACCACCACCGCCTGGTGTTGATCCAGCATTTCCTGCGTTTCCAGCAAGTACTGTACTATTACTTCTTGCTCCATTTCCTCCAGAGCCGCCAGCGCCACCAAAGGATGATGCAGCACCACCTGCTCCACCACTTCCTACATTTGTAGTATTTCCAATTGCTCCAGCGCCGCCAGCGCCACCGCCACCTGGTGCAAATATTGCTAAGGACGAACCT